AACCTGCTATCCCCATATAGAGTTTATCTAAAAAACCCATTTTTTTAGATTTAACTTTAGGTATTGGAATTTTTTTAGCCATTATAAAAGTCTCGCGATACCACCATCAAAATAACCAATCAGTCCGCCTTGAGCTTGGCCTTTAGATCCTGCTATTAAAGCTGCTAATTGTTTCTTAGCTAATTCATACTTAAGCATATCTTCTTCAGACAATTGACCTAACTGATCTGCATTTTCAATTTGCGTTTCATAAAGGCCAATAGCTTTCTCGAGATTATTTATTGCTGTTTTATTCATTAATGAATTTTGAGTTCCAAACAAAGTAGGATTGGTTTCACTTTCAGGTCCTCCTGAGAACCAACCTTTTACTATATCACCAAGTCCATATCCAATCCTTCCGCCTTGAGCAAAAGGTGAGTCTAATGCAGATCCTCCAGCTAAATCTCCTGCTGCCTGAGCACCTCCACCCGGACTACCTGTTCCGCCATTTACTCCGCCGTCATCTGTTGTTCCACCATTAATGGGAATAATATCAGCCCCACCTCCAGTAGTAATAGGTATATAATTTGGGTCCTTATACTTCTCCTTCATTTTATTTATAGCTCTTGTTCGGGTTTGGGCTGCTAGCTCTTCGTCTTCCTCTTCTTTCGCAGCTTTATCGGCTTTATATTTTTCTACTCTCTTCATTATAAGATTAAGAGGTGTAGGAACGTTAGACCAAGCATCTTTTAATTTAGCCAGTGATCCTCTCCATGTAGGACCTACTCCAGCCGCTTCGGCTTCATAATCGGTTATATTGGTTGGGCCTAAGTTCTGATTAGGATCATATCTATCAGGTAGCTGATACAAATCCTCTTGTCCACCTGCAGGTGGCCCCTTAGGAGGCCAGATATAAGGTTTTGCTACATCAGTTGAAGCGATCCCTGCATTTGTATTTTGCCCCATGATTGATGGAGGGGCGTAGTTTAATCTGTATTGTTCTTGAGGAATAAATCTATTCCCACTTGCATAAATGTCTTGATCTGCTTGGCTATAAAAAGGTGCTGCCATTATCTTCTCCCATCTGGTTGTATGTCCAGTCTAAATGTTCCGAGCTTCCAGTTCTGTGAAGTGGAAGTGTTTTCTATTTTCAACGCAATGGCTCTTGCCCTTGCGCGTGTGTCAACTTTATCAGTCGAGGTTGTAATTGTAAAGGGTCCTAACGAAGAGCTCGCCGCGGTATCATTCGGATAATTTCTTAAAAATAAAGTAATTCGGGTGTCTCCAGCCTGGCTAATGAAGTCCGGTAAGAATCTTCTAATCTTCATAACATATTCTCCATCGCCTCTGAGGTCTGGCGCTCCTATCATTTGTCCCTGAGCACTTCGTTTCTGAGTAATATCAAAGTCTCCTGAAAGAACGTTGGCAGTGATCGCAGTCACTACTCCTCCAGCATCAATTTGATCGGTCCCGGTTTCCTGTTCATAGTAGATCGTAATACCGTCCGTATTACCTACGACATCAAAAGAAGTATTATCAGAAGTGGTATAATAACAAGCATGGGGTTTATCAAAAACAGAAGAATCAGCCCAGGCGGTTCTCGGTAGAGAACCTGTATACCATATCGGTTTTTTAAGCATCACTGATTCTAAATAATTATAAGTGACCACACGATCAACCACATTCGATCCATTACTACAGTAATACCAGCTTACTTCTCCAAATAAATTATTAAGTCCTGCGTTAATAAGATTTCTGGAAGTCGTATTAATATCTTCAAAAACATAATCTTCAACTAAGCAAGGCATCGTTTGAAGTTGACCTGAATATTGAAAAAAGCCGTTTTCCGACATCCAGAAAGCGGTTCCATCGACTTCCATGCAGGCATTCTTACCAATAAGTCCACAGTTGGTTCCCACGTGTTCAAAAGAAAAGGTAAAAGGCTGGCCGACAAAACGCATTATGAAAATGGCTGAATCTGTCCAGATATACATGGTGTCCCGACCTCGAATCGCTCCCATAATTTTAGATCCCTGGGCCAGTCTTTGCGTGCCCGCTGTATTGATTGCTGAAGGTGTATAGTCGCTAGTACTTTCCTGATCCGACCACCTAATAAACATATCGTCTTGAGTAGTGGTGTCACCAATCGTAGTTTCGGTTCCTAAAAAAATTAAGTGACGATCAACCGGGGATACTAACATGTGTCTCGAAGCTGTTGGTGCTCCTGAAACAATCGTTGCTCGATTCTCTGTTGGATTCGAAGCGGCTGCATCCCATTCATAACAAGATCCATTATAAACTAGAGCCATTAATTTTGTTCCATAGTTGTCCAGAATCCAGAGTCCGGGTTCAATGGTAAAGTCAGCGGAAGACGCTTCACCCCATGCTACATAATCTGAAATATTAGTAACAGTTGCTCCTGACGTATGCCCGGCTAAGGTAGTTCCATTAGCGGCTCTTGCTCCACCACTTAAAGTTCCTGTGCTGGTATCGTTAGCTGTAAAAGAAATATCCTCTGAATCTATTCTAATTTCTCCTGAAGTAGGAAAAGCAGTTGAATCAGCAATTACGACCGTTGTAACTGCAGCCGGAGGAACTGCAAGAGTCGTTGACAAAGTAGTGGTCGCTGCTCCTGAAGCCGATCCAGAATAAGTTCCGGTACCCCATCCATAACCTCCTAGTTCTTGAGCTGGTCCAACGGTTACATAGCACAAAGCTGAAGCCGAACCTGAATTACTTAATTGAGTTCCTGATTCCGCCGCTGCCAGGGTAATCGTAATCGTGGTTGAGGTAGGTGCTGATGTCACCATAAATTTAATATCTTCAAAGGAGGCATCGTTATAAGTTGATCCAATTGCCGTGACCCCACTGACCGCATCAAATTTAACAATGTCATCATCCACTAGCCCATGGGGACTTGGAAAAGTAACCGTGACCGCAGTCTCTGAAGTAGTACTGGTAAAATCACAACCCGTTATTGTGGTTCGAAGAGGATGAATGTCGTAATATTGTTCGCCTGAATAGACGTATAAAATTCGATTGGTTCCAATCGCTGCATATTTAATGCCTGCATTATCATCCCAGTGGTGAAGGGCTCTAGCGACACCTGTTAATTTATCTTCTCCTAACTGGTCCCAGCCCCCTATTTTTTCAGGGGTTCCGTATCGAAAACGTACATTGTCTCCTCCCGTCCACTGTCCTTCGGCACCGGTCGCAGTCACTTGTTTATTAAATCCTGGTAAAAAGCTTACTTTTTGTAGCATAGAAAATTCCGTTTATCCTATAAATTCTGGGACCATAATAAAAATGAGTCCAAAAATTTTTGGGTCTTTAATATTACAAATATACTAGATCTTGTTGGAGATCAACTCTTTACACCAACCGTTTTGGTAATCAATAGCCATGACTTCTTTAGCTTTTGTTCTTTGAGCTGGAGTAATGACTCTGGGAGGATGATTTCCAAGATGTCTTGTTTTTTGTATCTTTTTCCCACCCAGTTGTTCCAGGAATGGTAGGAGCTTGGTGTCAATCTCATTTATATTCCATACATGGGTATAGATGCGGGGGTCAGGACCTAACATCGCCGTGTTCGTTCGACAATGAATTCTAATGTAGTTATCTTTCCTTAAATACTCATCATAGCCCCATAGAAATTTATCCAAGTCATTAAGATAAGGTTTGAATTCCTGGCAGTAATAAAAGCCGGCAATGATCTTGTCGATGGGATCACGGTAAACGGCAATGCGAATCTCGCACGCTTTAAGTTCTTTGTGATAGGCTTCAAATCCTTTCTCACGTCCGATATAGGAATCTCGTCCACAATGATCCTGAACATTGGTACCGCTGTACGTGGTAGGTTTTTCGTTCCATAATAGTTGACCGAGATAATTAATGATGGTCGTGGATCCGGCTTTATTATTCCTGACATACCCCAGACGCTTACCACCTAGAGTTACACGAACTAAGGCCATTGCTTAGGAGTACCCAACATGGGGCGTTTATCAAAAAGATTCGTTTTTGCAAACGGACCGTTGGCATGGTTATAATGCAGAAAGACTTGAGAGCAGACGCTGCCTTGAAAAGGTTCTCGCCAATGTTCTAGATCACAACCCGAATAGATAAGCATGTCTCCTATTTTTAAATCAACTCGGACTCCTTTCGGAGCTCCAGGTTTATGAATCTCTTTCTTTTCATCAATAACAAAGTCTTGCCCTGATGGATCTAAAAAGATAGGCCATGGATCTCCTCCTAAATGTAAGGTCGTAGAGATCTCACAACTGTCCCGGTCTTTATGGCGTTTTAATTTATTTCCTTTTTCATAGAGCCGTGTGTACGAGTATGTTGGAACCAGATCCAATCCTATTTTAGCTTTCATAACAGGTCGCATATACTGAAGTAATGTTTCCATAACCCAATCCGCATATTTAGAATAACAACCTGGAATCTGTTTATCATTGTATGTTCCAATAAAAGGATTTTGGGAACTCACTTTATTATGCTTTATCATTAAATCCACCGCATCTCGCTGAAGCATCATATAATTAAAGATAAAATTAGCGAGCTCCTTGGAAAGAGCTCCTTTGATTATTTGATATTTTTTTGTTTTAAAACTCATCCTACTTTTCCATCTTTATCCACTTGAATAAAATTAAAAGAAACCGACACGCGCCAACCCTTTTCTCCTTTTTCTTTGGATTCATTAATTTCTACACCATGTGACAACCACGCTGGAAACATAATCATTTGTCCTTCGATCGCTTCATATAGCACCACACGCCAAAGGGCTCGGGGTATTCCCTTCACACGGCGAGGCAATATAATATTAGGTCCTGGTCTTGGATCTTCGACAAATAAACTTCCTGAGTTATTAGGGACTTTCACATAGTAGACACCCGACCATTGAGAATTAGGATGTATGTGCTGCTTGTTGTAGGACCCGGGATAATTGATGTTCGCCCACATATTCCCTAATCCTGGTTTAGGTTCCATACCGTAATCTTTAAAAATTTCTTCTTGCATGGCAAAAAGTTCATCGGTCAAAGGTTGATATTCTTTTTTAAAATTCATGTCCGTGGGACTGTGCCATCCTCCTCCGGCATTGGTTTTTGTTTCACTTTTATCTTTTTTACTCCAGGCTTTGATTAGGGGGTATAAATATTTATTTAATTTCTTAGGATCCTGCACCGTTTTAAAATAAACA